GGCATGTACTACACTGCGTCAGAGAAGTACAGCATGGCGCAGAATGAGCTCAAGACAGCAGAGACGCTTCGGAACGAGCTGCTTAAAACGCAGCAGAAAACGGACCTCGCAGAGCGCACAGCGGAGTTCGGTGTAGTTGCATCGGACCTGCGTGCTAAGTTCAACGCCGGGAAGCTCACACAATCAGAGTACACCGCTGAGTTCAACGCTGCGCGCAAGGACAAGAACTTGGCAATGACTACGTCGCTTGCCAATGACCTGTCTCAGGGCGTACTGTCTGGCACGTCTGCGGCGATACGCCGTGCAGAGAGCCTAGGCAAGTTCGACCATGCAGAGAAGCTGGCGGCGGCCAAAGACCAGATCGCTGTTTTGTCTGAGGTCTATAAGGCGTCTATGGCTAACCCAGCACTCACGCCAGCACAGGCTATTGAGAACGGCAAGCAGTTCAGGGCCGCCACGGCGTCTGTACTCCAAGAGGCCGGGGCCACAGTGCAGGAAAGCGACATGGGTAAATACACCCGGTTGGTCGGCGAAGGGATGTTGAAGTGGAACGACATGCACGACAAGTGGACTGCACAGCAGACACGGGTTGATGCGGCGATACAGCGCGGAGACATCAACAGCCTGAGTACGGCAGACCGGAAGGTTGCAGACAAGCGCCTGAAAGAGGACGCTGGTAAGCTCGTGTCAAATGCAGTTGCGAAGGGTGAAATCCCTGCGGAGCAGCAGGGCGTGGCGTACCAGCAGGCCCTCATGGGATCGTGGCTGGAAGCCGGTGCAGTTGACAAGGGATCGGCCTCAGCGGCCTCAGCAGCCCTTGGAAGGCAGCTCGTGGACGACAAGGGGAACCCCAGCGCAGAAGTGGTGCAGGTACTAAAGACGTACCAGCAGCTCCTTAACGAGAACCCGGATGTTGCAGACACGCTGTTCACAGACGAGCGGGCTAAACTTCGTGCCAAGGCAATGCTCTCAGCAGCAGGTGGGCAGTTCACAGACGACAAGAGCATTGCTTCGGCAGTGCAGGCGTTGAACCGCGACATCATGGCAGCAGAGGGAAGCATCACTGGCAACATTGTTGTGGACCAATCTCGCGTGATCTCTAATGTGTCGAGCTCAGTTGACTCGTTCTTCGACAGCATGGACACTGGCTTCTGGCAGGCAATGTCAGACTCAGCCGCAGGTGGCCCATCGCAGGCACGTTTCCTCGCATCGCTGGTAGCAGGAACAGCTGGAAGCGACAATACCACAACAGAGGCCGAGCGCAAGACTGCGTTCAGCCCGGAGACGAAGGACGAGATCAGGCGCCGCGCCCTAGAGGAAGCTGTGCGCCTTGAGCACGAGAGTCCTAACCTTCCGCCAGAGGTGTACGCCAAAGAAGCCGTTCGCCGTGTTACGAACAACCTCGCCGTGATCGGCGGAAGCGTTCTGGTTAGTCGCGGAAAGACACTGCGTCAGCAGATGTTCGGAGAAGCGGCGAGCTCAATGACAACGCCCGGCGTCGAGAACAAGGTTGTGCTGTCTGCCCTGAACGATCTCAAGAACGAGAACCCCGAGAAATACGGGTACATCGGAGACACTACGTTCGGCGAGTCGGCCGGTGGTATATGGCGTGCAGGCGTGTGGATTGCAGATGCAGTGGCGGCGCCGTTCGGCGGCGATGTTCAGCAGCCTGCTATGTCCGCAACGGATGCAGCCAGCACCGCCATTCGCGGAGTGCGTCCGTTCATTGCACTTCCTCAGCAGCGTAACGCTGACGGGCAGTTGATGGTTCGTATGCTGATGCCTGACGGCGGGTACGGCCCCGTCATTTCTCTTGACCTCAAGAGCGCAGGCGAGAAGTACCGCAAGAAGCACATCAACGACATCACTGACGAGTAACCTAAACCCTCGCCCACATCGGGCGGGGGACTTTTTCATTGGAGATACACATGGCCGATACATTCCCCGTTAAGGCGCAGTCGGACGCTCAGGACAACGTGTTCCAATCCGACCTTCTATTGCAGAGAAAGAAGCAGGCAGAGAGCCAGCTCGGAACATTAGGAAACATCAAGACTGCTATCGAAGGATCGGCAGCAGCAGACATCGTTACTAAGCTCACCAACGACGGCCAGCGTGCCGTTGACCTCAAGCGCGAGGCGCAGCTCGTAGCCAACCAGCGAGCAGACGCAGCCGGTAGGCCGCATGTGCCGCCGCAGCATCAAGATGTCGTGACGGCGTACGAGAACAAGAAGGCGGCCTTTGATAAGAAGGCTGCTGCCAACGATCTGCTCAAGGACATCCCAACGCAGTATCACGCAGACATCATGGCGGAGCCTACTCTGGAAGCAGCAGTCATGGCGCGCAAGGTCGTGACAGACAACATGCAGCGCGAAGAACTTATCAACATGCAGTTCGACGGGGCACTGACGCGGTTCTCAGCGAGTATGCTGGACATCGACCTGTTCCTGAACCTCAGCACAGGCGGCATGATCGGTGCCGCTAAGGTGGCCGGGCTGGCTGCGAAGCTCAACAAGAGCGAGCGGTTCGTAGGGGCTGTGCAGCTAGGTGTAGGCGGGGGTCAGGCGGGTGCTCTGGTAACAGGAACCTCGGCAGCCCTCGACCCCACAGTTGGCGTAGAGGACATCGTGGCCGGAACTATAGCCTCGGCGTTCTTGGGCGCAGGTATCGGCACCGTTACAGGCCCGGCCTCGCACGCCTCAGTGAACGACGCGATCTCTGCACTTGAGCAGGATTACGTCAACAAGGTCGCTACAGCCGACCCGTCCCTAGACGTCCCGCTTGTACGAGACAACGAGCAGATAGACTCGGCGTTCACGCAGACTGTAGTTGACGGCTCCGTTGGTGCTGCGGCGACAGGCACTTCCTCTAAGGTTCCGAAGCGTAAGCTGAAAGACCCGCTAGGCACGATCCCGGAAGGGCAGCAGGCACTTATCGACGATGCACATGCTAAGAACCACGACAGCGGCTTCTACGACCGCAAGAAGGCAGACGAGGGAGACTTGGCCACGAAGATCGCCAAGCACCCGTGGAACTCAGTCGTTGGTCAGGGCTTCGCAGCGAGGCTGTATTCCTCGGAGTCAGCGATCCTTAACCGCATGGGCTACACGCTGTTCGAGTCCGGCTCCGGCATGAATCGTGGTCAGGCTACAGCAGCCGGCCTTGAGGAACTGTACCGGCGTCAGCTTGGAACAGACCTTCTGCCGGTGTCCTCGAATATGTACGCTTGGGCGCAGAAGAACAATCGCGGCGCGCTGGGCACGAAGTACGGCATCTCTGAGGCGGGCAAGCACGAGTTCAATCGTGAGCTTCTCCTAGAGCGCAACGCACGGGAGCACGGCCGGCGCTACAGCACAGACGAACACATAAACGCGGCCGCAGATGCCTACGACAACATGGTAGAGCGTGCACACAAGATCATGGTTGGCCGTGACGGTCAGCCCTCGGTTAAGGGCATGGAAGGCGTGAAGCCCAACCGGCACTACACACCGTACTCGTGGGTACCCGATGCAATCGTCCGTGCAATACGGAAAGGCATAACCACCCGTAAGGACATCGTACAGGGCCTTGCACAGGGCTACCGGAACTCCGGCATGGCTGTCGGCAAGGATGCACTGGCTGTGGCCGAGGCCGTCATACGGCGGGCTGAGTCCAACGAGGCGGGCATTGATACCAACGTCCTAGGGCTGCTCCAAGGCGACGGGCAGGAGTGGCTACGATCTGCACTTGAGCAGCAGGGCATGGAGCCTATGGCAATCGACGGCCTAATGACTCGCATGGTCGGAAGGCAGGCTGAGCGTAGCCAAGAGGGTTTCACGAAGTCGAAGAACACCATCGACATGGAGACGCCTATCAAGACGTCTGACGGATCGACGCTACAGATCGTTGACTTCCTGAGCACAGACCTTCGTGGAACATTTGAGCACTACTCTCGTGGCGTGGCGGGGTCGTCTGCTCTTGCGAGGCACGGCATCACAAGCCGGGCTGCCCGCAAGGAGCTGATAGACGCAGCCCGCACAGAACAGCGTGCTCTTGGAGAGACACCAATCGACGCCAAGGAGCTAGAGGCGCAGTTCTCTGAGTTCGACGCAGGCCCAACAAAGGGGTGGTCGGCAGCACTAGGTGGCAGCGGAGACCCCGCAGCACCCGGCGCAGCAGTGGCTAACGTGAAGCGCACGGTGTCGCTGGCGTGGATGAACCAAGTCGGCCTGACGCAGCTAGGTGAGACTGGGGCAGCTATTGCAGCCTTCGGTCTAGAGGGCTGGGCAAAGGCAGGCCCTATGGAGTGGATCAACAAGGAGCTCGCTAAGCGCAACAAGCGCGTGCTGGACGACCTGTCATACATCGTCGGCGACATCGGCAGCGACGAGCGCATCTTCCCGGATCACCTAGGTATGGACGAGATGTCGGCCATCGACCAAGGCACATGGATGTCGAAGTTCAACACCTTTACATCCAACGCCTCGTTTGCTCAGGGCTTCATCAGCCTGTTCAACATCGTGCGCGCGAAGCAGCAGAAAATTGCAGCCCTCGGCGTAACGAACAAGTTGTTCATGGACATCCGCAGGGCGATGGATGCAGGAGTGGAGCTCTCTGACAAGGAGAAGGGCCGCATCTGGACGGACCTCGGTGTGGATCAGGAGATGATTACCGAGATCGAGCGCATGATAAACGCAGGTCTTATTGAGTTCGATCCGAAGGACGGGTACGTTAACCGCCTGTACGGAGAGAAGTGGGACGCAGACTTCCGAGAGAAGTTCGGCGTTGCGATCATCAGGAACATCAACAACATCGTTCAGAAAGCAATGATCGGTGAGCGTGATGCTTGGATGTCAACCGTATGGGGATCGCTTATGACGCAGTTCAAGACGTTCCCTATGCAGGCCACGCACAAGCAGGTGCTGCGCCTTGCTCGGCACAATGACATGCGGGCCTTCGGTGCAGTTGCCTTCGGCCTAGCTACAGCCTTCGGCGCCTCTATGGTGAAGGACGCCCTGAACATGCAGAGTCACGATATGTCGTATCATGCAAAGCGTGCCCTAGGGTACAGCAACATGACCGGCTTCATACCAATGACGTACGATCCGCTTATGACGATGCTCGGCCTTAACGACATGCGCCTGAACCAGTACGGACGTGAGACGGATGCAGTGTCTGTTCCAGCCATAGAGTGGGTGAACGGCATCACTAAGGTCGTCGGCGCTACTGCAAAGGGTATAGCAGGCACAGCAGACGGTAACGACGTCAGGGCACTGCGAGCTATCCCGTACGGCAACACGCTGCTTATCGGGGCGATGCTGTCGAACATAGCGCGCAGGAACAACTAATGCAGGGGGCGGCTTCGGCCGCCCTACTCCACTACAGAGAAATTCAACAACAAGGGAGCCAGATATGGGCTATTCCACGAACACCTACACCTACGCAGGTGGAGCACAGAACTTCGCGGTTAACTTCGCCCTAGGCTTCATCCAGCGCAGTGACGTCACTGTACGAGTTAACGCAGCCGTTGATGGCTCCGGGAACCCGGCGTACGCGAACTTCACTTGGATCGACGACAGCACAGTGACGGTTACGGACCCGCTCACTATCGGCGACAGCGTTGAGGTCGCAAGGACCGTCAGCAAGTCTGATCTCAAGGTAGCCTTCTCGGCAGGCGCAGACGTCACACCTGCTAACCTAGACCTCAGCGCCAAGCACGGCCTGATGGTTTACCAAGAACTCATTGACGGCCGTGTTGACGGCGCAGAGAGCCCGAAGGCAGCAGCCGACAGGTCCGTAGCGGCATCGAACACAGCACAGACCTACCGCGACGAAGCCCTCGCCTCAAAGACCGCAGCCGCAGCCTCAGAGCTCGCAGCCGGTATCAGCGAGGGGAACGCAGCGACCTCAGAGAGCAACGCCGCAGCTTCGGATACATCCGCAGCAGGGCACGACACAGCAGCAGCAGGCTCAGCGAGCACAGCTACTACACAGGCAGGCGTGGCTACCACGAAGGCCAGCGAGTCGGCCAGCTCAGCAGCAGCAGCACTGGTGTCAGAGAATAACTCAGCTGGTCACGACACGGCGGCCCTGAACTCCAAGAACGCAGCAGCATCCTCGGCGGGTGCAGCCAGCACCTCAGAGACGAACGCAGCGGCCTCGGCCTCAGCTGCAAGCAGCTCAGAGTCGGCAGCAGCGGCATCCGCAGTTCTAGCAGCGGCAGAGCGTATCACATGGAAGGGCGCATGGGCGTCCGGCACAGCGTACAATCTGCGCGAGTCTGTTAAGCACAACGGAACGTCGTACGTCACGGTAGCAGCAGCCACCGCGTCGGCAGCGAACGAGCCCGGTGTAGGCGCCTCGTGGGCGACTTACTGGGATGTGCTCGCAGAGAAAGGCGATCCCGGCCTCTGGACTAAAGGCACGTCGGTTGCAGCAGCATCTACTGTCACGCCACCGACTGATGGAAACTACTTCGACGTAACCGGCTCTGGTGTAAGCATCAGTGCCCTCGGCGCGTCGTCGGTTGGCGTTATGGTGAAGATGCACTTCACAGCATCCAACACGCTTGTACACAGCGCAAGCCTTGTACTTCCCGGAGCAGCGAGCATATCTGTTGCAGCGGGCGACGTGGCAGAGTTCATTGACGAAGGTGCCGGTGTGTGGCGCTGTACGAACTACAGCAAGGCATCAGGAACTCCTGTTGTTTCTGGTGCCGTTGTACAGACAGCTTTCGTAACAACCGGGGCTCAAATTACATGCGTGGGCATCGCTGCTAACAACAGCGCACGCCTATCTACAGAGGGAACAGAGATACTTTCTATACTGTTCACACCAAAAAGCACGTCTAGCACAATTCTGGTAGAGGCTGTTGTAAACGGGTCTCCGGGATCGACGTACGCAGTATGCTCTGCTACAGTATGCGACGGCTCTGCTTCCGCCGTTAGCGTTGCATCCAACCAGACTCCCGGAAATCAGCTGCAGCTACAACTGCACTGTAGTTATGCAGTATCGTCTTGGGGAACAACAAGCAAAACAATCTCTATCCGAGCAGGCGCGCACACAGGATTTTTCTACGCCAACGGCACTTGGCAGAACCTTCCTCTACACGCAGGAAAGTTCGGAACAACTTTGAAGATTACAGAGATCGGATAACACAAACCAGAAGGGCCTGACATGGCACACAACCAAGACGGCCAGCTCATGCACATGGTCGGAGAAATCAGCAGCGACGTCAAGCACATCTTGCTACGGCAGGATAAGCAAGACGCGCGGCTGGACCGCATGAGTTCCCGTATCCACAAGATTGAGACATTCCAGTGGCGCATCCTAGGCATCGCATCTATCGTGCCTGCCCTGATTGCAGCCGTTGCAGTGTATCTCACAGACAGAACCTAAAGGAGACTGGCATGGCGCGTAACGCATCAACCGAAGCCCGCATGGGCAGCCTGCACGCTAAGCTCACTGAAATCTTCATCAAGATACTTGAGAAGTACGACGGTCAGCTCAGCATGGAGACAGCAGAGGACGAGCTGATGGACGCCATCGGTGAGCCTAACCCGGCTATGCTGGGCGCTGTGGCTAAGTTCCTCAAGGACAACAGCATCAGCATCGAGACAGAGGAACTGAACGAGCTCACGGCTATGGAGCAGCGCTTGAAGAACAAGCGGAAGAACCGGCCGAACCTCGCGTCGGTAACAACCCTGCCTCTCGTAGCAGATGTCTGACGGAATTAACCTAACCCCCCAAGAACGGTGGGCGCAGATCAAGCTCTTGCAGGACGCCTACCCGGAGTTCCCGGAGTTCCTGTACGATGTAATCACCGGCCTCATGGGCTTCGATTGCACGGCTAACCAGCTTGACATCGCGCTGTACCTGCAACACGGGCCGCTGTATCGTATGATCCAAGCCCAGCGGGGGCAGGCAAAGACAACCGTCACGGCAGCCTATGCTGTCTGGCGACTGATACAAGACCCGACGACGCGAGTTCTCGTGATCTCGTCGGGGGACAAGATGGCTAAGGAAATCTCGAACTGGATCATCCAGATCATCTTCGGGATGGACGACTTGCGCTGCCTACGGCCTGACCGTAACGCTGGCGACCGTGCGTCCGTTGAAGCCTTTGATGTCCACAATGCCCTCAAGGGTCCAGAGAAGTCGCCTAGCGTGGCTTGCATGGGCATCACAGGTAACATGCAGGGCAAGCGTGCCGACGTGCTTATTGCGGACGACGTTGAGTCACAGAAGAACTCAGCCTCAGCCGAGATGCGCGAGCGGCTCCTGCACCTCACACGGGACTTCACGTCGATCAACTCGAAGGGCGACATCATCTACTTGGGCACCCCGCAGTCTGTGGACTCTATCTACAACACGCTGCCGGGCCGAGGGTTCGATGTACGCATCTGGCCGGGGCGATACCCCACCGACGCAGAGATCGACAACTACGGAACCTTCCTAGCCCCGATGATAAGGGAAGCTATGGACGCAGACCCGAGCCTGAGAACAGGCGGCGGTATGTCCGGGAACCGTGGGAAGCCCACCGACGACGTTATCCTTCCAGAGGATGTTCTCGTCAAGAAAGAGATAGACCAAGGCGCGGCCTACTTCCAGCTACAGCACATGCTGGATACGCGCCTAGCGGATAGCGAACGCTTCCCGCTCAAGATCAGCAAGCTGTGCTTCATGGCGATCCCGGACGGCAATGTGCCTATCCAAGTGTTCGCCCATGCAGCCCCGGCTAACCGCATAACTACACCGAGCGACTATCCGGTGTCTGATAAGTTCTACCGCGCTGCGGGCTTCTCCAAGGAGTTCGGCGCCTTCCAAGGTACGCATATGTATGTGGACCCGGCAGGTGGCGGCGCCAACGGAGACGAGACGGCTTATGCTGTCACGCGCTTCTCAGCTGGCAAGGTGTTCCTCGTGGACATCGGCGGCGTTAAAGGCGGCCTAGACATAGAGGCCCTAGACGCCCTCACAGCCATTGCCCTTCGCTGGAAGGTAGAGAACATCAGCATCGAGAAGAACTACGGTAACGGCGCGTTGTCGAACGTCTGGCAGCCTATCCTGTTCAAGAAGCACCCCTGCACCATCGACGATGTGTGGGAGAGCGGGCAGAAGGAGCTCAGGATCATCGACACGCTTGAGCCGGTTATCGGCTCCGGCAGACTGATCGTAGAAGAAAGCCTGATCGAGAAAGATTGGAAGTCTGTTCAGAAGTACCCGGCCGAGCGCCGGGCCTCGTACAGCGTGTTCAATCAGATCGCTAAGATCACTCGTGACCGTGGGAGCTTATTCCACGACGACCGCATCGACGCCCTTGCAGGCACCGTCCGCTTTTGGGTGGATAGCCTGTCACAGGACGATGCTCAGGCAGCGTATCAGATGCAGCGCAAGGCGTATGAAGCAATGATGCGCGACCCCCTCGGTAACGGCCGGTCCCTCGAAGGGATGCCCGGCTCTCACAACCTATCACAACCAACCGTAATAGCGGCTCTCAAGAGGCGCTGGTAACAAGGAACAGACCCATGTCCAACAAGACAGTCACTGTAAAAGCCAAGCGCGTGAAGATCATCAACGAGAGCAAGCTCGATCTCCCGCAGGACGTTGACGGCTTCTCCACGAACTTCCGCCGCGAGGCTGCACGGGCCATCGGCCGCATCCAGAACGACGAGCGTCGGCTTGAGTGCTTCAAGGAACTCGCCGCGATCTTCGTGCAGTACGCAGAGGATCGGTTCGAGCAGAACCAGAAGGAGCTCAAGGTAGCTCTGGAAGCCAAGGCGAAGCAGCGGAAGCTGGCAGCCGAGAAGGCTAAGCGCGAAGCGGATGCAGTTATCAAGAGCAAGCGTGCCCTCGCTGAGCAGCTAACCGCTGAGCTCAAGGCGCACGACAAGGCTCAGGCTGAGCTGGAAGCGAAGTGAAGGCTCTGATCGCAGTGCTGATGCAGGTATTGAAGGCAGTTATGTCTATGCTTGCATCAGCAGGCTCTCAGGCGCCCGTGAAGGCCCCTCAGAAGCCGAAGTCGAAGTCTGACGTCCTGTCACTCATTAAAGAGTTCGAGGGGCTCAGGCTCAAGGCGTACACAGACGTCGCCGGTATCTGGACCATCGGGTACGGACACACCGGCCGCACGAATAGCCAGACCCCGGACATCACAGCCGAGGAAGCCAATGAGCTCCTTGAGGATGATGTGCGCTGGGCAGTGGCAGCCGTGGATCGTGTCGTCCGCGTACCGATCACAGATAACCAGAAGGCAGCCCTGATCTCGTTCTGCTTCAACGTCGGCGTTGGCGCCCTCACGGGCAGCACGCTGCTCAGGAAGCTGAACGCCGGAGATTACACTGGCGCTGCAAAGGAGTTCAAACGATGGAACAAGGTTACGTCCCCAACTTCGGGAAAGAAGATCGTGAGTCGGGGACTGTCCCGGCGCAGGGCAGCGGAAGCAAAGCTGTTCCGGAAGCCATGAAAGCCGTGAAGCCTAAGACATACAAGCGAGAGGCGGCGAGCGCAATGCTCGTCGTTCTCGGGATGTTCTTCGTGGCCGGTATCTGGATCGAACCTGCTATGCAGATAGGCCAGTACCTCACGGCTCCTGTGTTCATGTTCGCTGCTGCGGCCTTCGGGGTCGATGCGTACGCGAAGCAGGTGCTCAAGCAATGAGCATCCTGTCGTTCCTTGCAACCCGGTTAGGCAAGCTCCTAGCCGGGGCCGTCACCGCGCTGTCGATCTTAGGTGCTGTGTTCTTCTCCGGCCGCCGTGCTGCGCAGAAGGACCGGCTTATCTCTGACCTCAAGGCGCAGAACGAAGCAGAAAGGCGTATCAATGAAACTACGATCAACACTGATCCTTCTGCTGCTCTTAGGCGCCTGCGCGCAGGTGGGCAGATCCGGGACTGAGGCCGTGTGCCGCATCCCGCTCCCTACGGTGTCCTCGACGGATACCCCTGAAACAATCATTTCGGTGGACAACTTCTCAGCGAAGTTCAAAGCCTATTGCGATAGGAGACAGCCATGACTGTCACTCAACTGAACACTACAACGTGGACGCTGCTCGCGTCTGCCGTATCGACCTGTGTAGTGCAGATCAGCGGCACCGATGCAGAAATCACCATCGCCGCTGCACTCCCTGCCGCGACTGAGGCTGGCTTCGCCGTCCCGTCTGGTATCCCGCTCAGCGTCCCCGGTATCGCGGACCTCGGTGGTAACGTGTATGCAAAGGGCTCGGGCGCTGCGCGTCACCTGTCCGCCTGATCTCAAGAAAGGGGCCTCTGATGTCCTACGACCTAGACGATATGATGGAGCAGTGGCCCACGTTCTCGTGGCCTGCTCTGCGCTTCGGTAGCGTACTCACTGCCATTGGGGACAAGTACATCCTCGGCGGCGTGGCCCCGAAGTAC